AGTTTGGTCCTGGAATAAAAGGCATTGGTTGTGCTTGAATTCCGCCATAGTTTCTAGGAGCTGGCATTGTCTTGTTCATTTCCGGACCAGAACCAATACTTCTACGTGGATCTAGCGCACGATCAGGTGCAGTTGTTGGACCTGGCATAATTCTTGGCTTGTACTCTGGAAGTTTTTCTGCCGGCGTAGGTTTAGGAATGGCTGGTTTAACTGCTGGAATAGTACGTGGTGTTGGCTTAACTTGTTGTGGCATAGGCCGACCTTCTGGCTTTAAACGATTAGATTTTGGGTCAACAAGAATAGGTGAAGGATTACTTGGAACTCGGCTTGCCATGTTAGTTACCTAGTGGGTTTACTTTAGCTGGCTCTTCTGAATTAATAAATCCATAGTTCATGTATGGATGTAGACCAGCGCGGTTCTTGATTACAAGCTGGTCGCCCATGCCTGGATCAACAGTTGTATTTGGACGGCGCTTGCGGTACTTACCGTCTGTTGCGCCTTCTAACATATCTGCGTTCTCTGAACGTGCTTTACGAACTGTCATGCCATTCGGCCTTTCACTAAGTTAACCTTCTTGCGTCGACTGCAAGATGGGCAAAGCTGGTCTTCAATACTACGCAATGATTCTAATGGATTCATCACGCTTCCACACCCCATACAGCCCTTAGAACCGTTATAAATGGTCTCTAAAGACACATCTGTGGCCCCCGGCATACCTTCGCCAGTGCCATCTGTAAATGACCCAACATCATTCTTCATATAGCTGATCCTAACGTGTTGCGGCTTGTAGATTGTGTGCTGTTTGGAGTGTTTGAAAAATCAGACTCAACGCGTTGCTGGGAGGCCCCACGGCGAGGTAGGTCAATTATATCCTCAACGCCAATCTCGTCCTCGGTATACCCGTATCGAGCTGGAAACAGTTGAATTTGTGGAAGCGGTGGTCGAACAAACTCTTGTACTTCCGCGGGTGTCATACTAAATGCTGCTAGTGATTGGCTCATTAAACGCTCTTGATTGCTTTGAAAAGGACCAATATATTCTTGCGGTGGGTATAAAGCTTCAAGTGGAGCTGTCCACGGGCGTGGCCCATATACACCATCGGCATATCTACCTGCCATTTTATTTCCAAGCCGGACGTAAACGAGCCATCTTATCTGTGCGAGGCTTGTTCATTTCTAGTGGTGAAGTACTACGCATGTTAGCCTTTCCATCATTAGGAAGGTGTGGGGCTGGCGCGATTGAAAAGTTTGGTACGTGGCGGGCTGAACGATAAACGTTACCGTCTTTAGCAGCTTTCATTTGTCGAGCAATACCACTAAAGTTTTCTAAACCCTCTGGGTAATAATAATCTGATGCGTCAATACGCTCACCGCGATGAACACCACGTTGATATGAACGCTGACCAATACGTACCTTTAAACCATCTAATACTTTATCGGATACGCTAGATGGACGACCGCGATCATCTCTGCGTGAACGAATAGTTCCTAAATAACCATCTGGATATTCTGCTGAAGGTTGACGACCAACACCCATACGCAAGAAATCTAAATCAGATCTTGCAATAGGAACGCCACCGCCACCGTAGGTGGTGTTGGTGCCGTACAAGCCGGATGCGCCTAGGCTTTGTATATTTTGATTGTTAGGCATAAGCCTATGGTAAGCGGTTTTCTCCTGATAAAACTGCTAAATCTCTTCTTGGGTCATAGTCGGGACCCACTACTAATGACACAATGCCTGTTGGGGATTCTAAACCGCTCTTATCCCTAAACCAAGCACTGCCGCCGTCCATAGCCGGTACCTGTATCCAAAGTCTTGGTCCAATTTGATTTGCTTTAAAATGGTGAAAGTGGCCGGTCATTAAAACATCTGCTGATCCCACTGGGGTACGGCCAGTAGCCTGACCGGCAATCCATTTACCCATATCCCTAGATTGATGACCATGAGCTAGTCCTAAAATTGTTCCACCCAAATCAATTGCCAGTGTTGCGTGGTCTGCTGACGGGTAACGAAACACAACATGGGACAAAGCTGGGTTTTCCGCACAAGCATCCTGCACAGCTGCGGCAATCTCAATCTGCCACGAGTCTGTTGGATCAGTCATCATAATTCGATGAGTTTCATCGTGGTTACCTGGTACTACTGGGATAATTAATTCATTACAAAGTGGTGCAAAAGCTTTTATCCATGCCATGAGGATGCGACGGCCGACTCGTACCTGCTGTGTAACTCCCAAGTCACTTCGTCCAAGGACTCTACCGCCTTGCGAAGTACTTCCTTCAATGCAGTCTCCGAGTTGTGGTAAAACAACAGTTCCAATTGGTCTTCCGCTTGCGAGTAATTCTTTGTGCCTTCCAACAGCTTCATCAATTGCATGCAGGACTCGTCTAATTGTTGCTTCAGTACCCCCACCTGCGTCTTTTCCATATTGAGTGTCTCCAATAGCATAGATAGCAAATAGTGGGCCTTTAGGAGCCTTGGTAGGTCGTGGTGTGTACTCATTTATCTCCTCTATTAAATCATCGTAATCAACATCGTTGTTGTGATTATAGTTCCGTGCTGGCTTAATGGATACTCTAGCAGCTTCTAGCCATTCTCCGTCATACCGCTGCCAACGGGACTTACGTACGCTTATAACTTCCCAAACTTCTGGATCTAAATCAAAATCTTTAAATAAATCTACGGCATCTGGTAGTTCTCCAGCGTTTCTTGGCGTAGATATAAAAAATCCGCCGTCTTCGCTAATATCTAATCTAGCTCTCCATTCCTGTGGGACATTGGAAGCTTTTAAATCTGAGCCGGGATTTGTTAAATCCCCAATAGTTTTACTTAAAACTTCTGACAAACTTAATTTTTCTGACATGTGCAGTAACCCCTCATGTGTGACCTAAAAGCGGTAAGTTTAAATGGTAAATCCATTTCAAATGACAAATCTTTGTACAAAATTGCACATTGAAGTTTTTCTTTATTTTTTTGTAATAAACTAAAAGCTTCTTGTTCATCACTTTTTAAACTTTTTATCCACGTGTTTACAACACAGCTTGAAGGCGTATCCTCTAAATGCTTATTTAATATATCGAGCATTTACTCTCCTTGTTAGCGCCTTGATGGGCTCACGGTGGCTTAACATTAGCACAAAAAAAAGCCCCAGCAGTCTCGGAAGACGCTGGGGAGCTAATTTTTATTTTATGGTTGTATTGCGCCTTCAGAAAATGAAGGTGACTGACGGTTCATTGCACTCTTAAGAATGCGACCGTTGCTCTGTGTTGCTCCAGCTGATGGATCAATAGATGCTTGGTACTTTACACGAATGCCGTAGCGAGCGCCACCGCGAGCGCCTGCGGCTGGAACGTTTGAACGAGATGGCTTTGCTTGACGGTATGGATCTGTTCCGCCTTTAGCGTTACCAACATTCTTTACAAGTGTTCCGCGTTCTGGTGCTTTGTAATTTGGTCGTGCGCTTGAAGAAGCCATTGGACCTGTTGAGGCAGGAGCAATTGGCTTTGAGTTCTTAGTTGAATCTTTCATTTTGTATCCTTTGGCCTAAAGGGGTTTAATTAAAGGTACGGTATATCCGCTATAAATACAGGCTTAATTAGCAACAATCAAAAACACAATGGCGCTGATAGTGCCGTCGTGGCTTTCAATAGTAGCAAATCCTGGAATACAGGCTAGATCAATACCTCTTGGTGCGGTGTAGCCACGGGCAATAGCAATTGCTTTTACAGCTTGATTTACGGCTCCTGCGCCTACAGCTCTGACTTTACAGCTTCTAGTTTCATAGATATTGTGGGCAATAGCTGAAGCTAAAGCTTGTGGATTACTTCCAGCGCTAACGCGTAGGATGTGTTCTTCTGGTGATTCGGACATGTGATACCTCGTTTGACGAATAGTGGAGCCCCGCGGTAATTATTATGGGGTAACCACAAGTATCTGTAAGGCTAAAAGTCGTCTATAGGCGTTGGAGCGGTCGCTAAAGACCCGCACAGAGCACATTCCATGTCTAACATATAAAGGCTTATTTGACCGTCCTCAAACATAGCCTGGACCTTCCACAAAGTAGACCCGCAAACACAGACCTCTAATGGATTGTCTTTATCTCTTAGGTCAAGCACTCCAACCTCACAGCTCTATGCCTATCCAAAAGCATAAAAAGTCAATGTTAATACTGTACCTGTCAATAGAAAACCCTAAACCAAAACGTCTACCGTAACCCCAAGAAATCCAACGGTTACCGCGATTACCAAGCTTACGTTCGTAATGCACTATGCACCTACGTTTTCTTTAGCCCAGTTGTTCCACTCTTCGTTTATCTCTGCAACGTCTATTGTTTTATCAAACCCATTTTCACGTAAATATTCAATAAAATCGTCATCAGCCACAAGTATTGGTAAGCCGTTGTATGTAACACCATAATCAATCATTGTCCGCCCCATCCTCCGCCTTTAAATTGAACTGCTGGTGGTGTAAAAACTTTACTCATAGGACTCCCACATCGATCGCAATTAGGTCGCTCATTAGATTTAAAAGCAATGTGCATTTCTACAACGCTACTCTCACAGGTATCGCATTTGAAATCGTATTTAGGCATTACTTCTCCCGAAACTTTGGATCCTGTAGCTTATCGTACACCTCTTTTTCGTACGCGAACACGTGCTGGCCTGAAACTAGGCGAGCTAAAGCGTAGGAATCTGCGGCGTTGTCGTCAGAAAACTCTACCTGCCACCGCTTGTATATTTGTAAAAGCATTTGACTCTTTGGTACGCCCTGGCCCTTGCCGGTAACGTACTTCTTGAGGCTGGTTGGCGGCACAATTAAAGGGTAAATACCAAAATCAAGCAAAGTTAGCTTTACCATACCGCCAAGCTCACCCAACATATTAGCCATCTGCGATCCAAAGGCGTAGCCTTCCATGGCCACGTCAGCAATGTTGTTAAACTGGTAAAGCCAGTTCATTACGTGAACCTGTATGTCTTTAAGCCGGTCTATCCCACCCTGCTCAGATTTGTAAACCTCGCAATAGAATGCGTTATCTTGTAAAGCGGTTATAGCGAATCCACTATAGGACTGGTCTATGCCAAGGTATACAGGCTTATCACCGTCAATAGATCCGTCGTAAAATACTTTCACGGCGTGAGCCAAGGGGCCCTGCCGACGGCTTTGTTAAGGTTTACTCGTCGGGTAATCTCACGGTTGATAAAAGATATGTCTTTAGATAACTTTTCCGACATCATTTGGATCAAACTGTGGTAATTAGAAAGCTCTTGATACTTATCGGCCTTATCTCGGTAGACCTCGTCTACCTCAATCTCAGCATCTATGATGGCTACTGCTTTACCGCCAGCCTTCATGGTCAGTTTTTTTCTAGCCTTCTCTATAATCATTTCTTTTTCGGCTTCGGCTTTATCTGTGTGGGCACACCACACCTGTAAATTAATAAACTCCAAGTAAGCTACATACTTAGCGTACAAATCCATTAAGTTCTCATCACCCACAGATGTAACATCTTCTGGAAGTGAGGGGGGATCATAACTGTAACCCTCGTTTAATGACAGACCTTGACCCTTTAACTTACTAATAGCTCTTTTGCTAGCCTCTGCTAGTTGTAGTTCAATTGGACTCATTTTCATACCCCTTGCACTTGGCGCATCCTGTTGCCCCTATATTACATGCTGGTGCCGTATTGGAGTCAACAGCTTCATTGATCATCTTTGCTGCATCAAATAGTTGGGTAATACCAAAATCGCTTTTGGGTATAACAAACTCTTTAGCTTCTTGATTTGCCTTTGATTCATAAATAAGTACAGCCTCTTGCGGCACGTCCTCATACCCCAATAGCTCAGCTAGTTTCATATAAATCTGAACCTGAGTAATATGCTTCATAAAAGGCTCTTTGATGGACTTCCAAGTTTTTTCTACATCATTGTTGTTCTCTTTAAGTATTTCTGGTATCTCATACCTAAGCGTTCCCGCACCCACAGATTTAATCTCAAGCATTAGTGGATCGCCAAACCCCTTTAGCCAACCATCTGAATGACCTGAGATGCGTAACGGTTTGTAATCTAAAGGCACTTCGTTATAACGCAAAAACTTTGGATCAATTTTATGATCAGAAGGTACGCCCCAAAAAGTATCTTTACAATCGGTGCAATGCCACTGTCCGTACAGCTTATCCATTTCTTTAAACCAATTTTGCCATTTAGCATGAATAGCGTGGCCCTCTTCAAATACAGATAAAAGTTTAAATGAATAGCTACGTGGATTAGGGACTTGACCTAACAAATGAAAATAAGAAGCTCTGTAACACCAATCTGATCCAGCCATTTCTGAGGGGTGTAGAACATTTGTTCTACGAGACTCATCACGTGGGCTAGCTAGTACGTGTCGTTCAACTGATGCAAGTACCCTACTTGGAATCTTGCCAGCTGCAATAAAATTCTTTAATGATCCCGTAGGTTTGTATGCACTCATAGCGGTAATCTATCACGATTTACGGGTATCTACCCATTCTTTAAATGTTAAACCGGCCTTCTTAGCTTTGCGTTTTAATGCGTTGCGTTCGCGGTGAGACATGCCGCCCCAAATACCGTGCTGTTCATCCATCTTGTCTGAGTACAACAAACATTGTTTACGAACCGGGCATTCTGGTAATCCATCTTTGCCGTAGCAAACGGCTTTAGAGACCTCAGCTATAACTCTGTATTTAGCTTTGTCTCTTGGTGGGAACCAGAGTTCTGTATCCATGCCTCGGCACTTGGCTTTGTATCGCCATGGCTCTGGTCCTGCGCTGTCGTACAAGTATGCTCCTGAAGAGTTTGGCGCAATTCTAGAAAATCATCTTCAGTTAAGATAACGTAATTTTCGTTATTCAAACTTATTCCGAGGACGGGAGTCCGACTGTCAAGAATTGCTTCTTTAACAATCTTTTCCAAAACCGCTGCTTTGACGGTAAAGGAGGCTTTGCCAGTCCACTTATGTTCTATTAACAAATCAGTGGAACGCACATCACCTTTCCGACTCCAAAACGCACCGCTTGCAGCTGATCGCTGCCCGCCAATTGCTTTAGCTAATCGGTCCTCATGCTTCTTAGACTGTTTTTGTCCTTCACTCCTCATCGGAGTCTTCGGCTACGAATTTAGATCCGGCTTTAATCGAATCTAGTACGTCCCGCTCAAGGGTTTCTTTCAGGTCAATCTCTTCCCGTATTGAGCTAAGCATAGCATCACTACCCTGCCATTGGCGACCCGCGTAACGATAGTAGGCACCTGCTCTGGTAATCACCTTATTAATAATTCCCATGGCAATTACTTCTTTAGCAAAATCAAACTCTCCGGCTGGAACGGTCTCTCCTTCTAAAAAGTAAAAGTCAACTGTAGCCACTTGGGAAGGGGCTGCTGATTTATTTTTAATAATACGGGCTTTAATAGACTGCCCAACACGACGTTTTTCTTGGCCTGTGCCGGATTCAATCCACTCATCGCGCCGTACTTCGGTGCGAGTAAAGAACGCGTAGTCTTTGCCTAGGCCACCTGGGGTAGTTCTAGGATCCCCATACATAACGCCAATCTTCATGCGGTACTGGTTAATGACAATACCGATAAATGGGCGCTCTGGGGAAACAAGGGATCTCTTGGAAGCTTTGCCAACTTTACGGAAGAACTTATTAGTTAAAAGTGCGCCCCTGCCTACCGTGGATTCATCCATTTCTTTATCGTCTTCTGCTGAAGGGACCAAGGCAGGTAAAGAATCAAGAACAATGCAATCGATTGCTTTGCTTTCTGCAAACTTGATAACCGCCCCATAAGCTTCCTCCATAATATTTGTTGAAACAACATAGACTCTAGAGGAGTCCACGCCACACAATTCTGCGTAACCAACTACCCACTCTTCAGCAGCAACCCATACAGTAGTAAACTCTGGATCTCGTTTTTGATTAGCGGCAACAGTTTTTAAAGCTAAGGCCGTCTTACCATTACTTGCTTCACCAATAATCTCATGCCACTGATTAGGGGGCCAGCCGCCACCAAGTGCCACATCAATTGATAATGAGCCGGAAGTAAAACGAGGTGGTGAGGCAATAATGTCAGAACCTAAAACAATAGTTCCGGCACCAAGATCTTTATTAATTTTGTTAACAACTGCCATTGCCTCTTTGTTCATTAAATGTGTCCAATAATTGTTGTTGGGTTAAAGCCACCAGTTGGTACTTGTGTAGCCGGTGTTGGAGGTCCTGAAGTTTGGCCGCCTTGGCCAATAATACCGGTGCCTGCGCCACTACCTGATTGTTGAATTGGGTAGCCGCAATCGTAACAACGAGCCCTGCTCTCTGCTGTTCCTCCGTAATTACCGCTACCGCAACCTGGGCAACGGGGAGCAGACGGCTGTGTCTGTTGTGAAGGTGGATAAGTAGGTTGTTGGGGTGTTGCATACTGCGCTGGTTGTGGTGCTACATACGCCGGCGCGGGCGTCCCTGTCTGTTGAGGTTGTGTTCCAAGCTTCTGTGCCCACCAATTACTACTCATGATTATCCTCCATTTGTATGAACCCCGTTGGTGCTGAGGTTGGGTTAATAATTTGTAAATGCGTTCCCACTGAAAAAGTTCCAACTAAAGTTGACAATGCAATTGTTTTAAAAAGAGCCTGCATCATCTCTATCTGCCTATCATCAATTGAATCAGCTAAAAGACCTGAGTCTTCTAGTTCTTTTGTATGTATAGTTGTAATTAAATTTGCGCTAATTTCTGCCATTTGTTTTAAAAATGGAATGTATTGTTCTATAGCCTCTAATCTGTTGTCACTGTCCTCTTGTTCTTTTACATCACCTTCTTGACTAACCTTGCTAAGGCCAATCAATTCTGCTAATTCATTTTGATCAGCAAAATCTGTGTCATACATATACCACCGTACTATAGTGCTAACCGGGATATCTAGCCGGTGTACAACATACTCCTCTCTTCCAAAAAGCCGGCGAAGCCAGTTCACTTGGCATCCCCCCATTTTTGAACAGTTGCCATATCAGCTAGTAAGGGTATAGAAAGCAAGTTGATGCCCTCCATAGCCTCTTTAATAGCAGTCTCAGTCTCTTTAACCAAGTGATCTGGAGTCAAAGTTACAAGCTCATCATGCACTGTGAGTATCAAGCTTGCCTCCTTTGGAATAAAGTCTTGAGCGCGTATCATAGCAAGTTTAATGATATCTGCTGCCGAACCTTGGATTCTTGTGTTAAAGGCTTGACGCTCAGCGCTGGCCCTAAACCCTATGTTTTTAGATGTAATGTCCGGTAAGTAACGTCGACGATTAAGAATAGTTGTGACATAGCCTAGATTACGAGCAACCCCAACAACCTTGCTTTTGTAGTCGCTGATGGCTGAAAACTTCTGAGAAAAATCATTTAATAATTTTTTAGCTTCTTTGGCTGAGCAACCAATTGATTTAGCAATCTTGTCTGGGCCTACACCATAGGCGATAGAAAGAACCAAGACCTTGCCAGCTTTACGGTCTACACCCATAGTGTTTCCAACCGTTGTGTATATGTCCTCACCCTTCATATAGTTGTCTATCATGATCTCATCTTGTGACATGGAGGCAATTACTCGCGGCTCAATCTGTGAGTAGTCAGCTACTACTAACTTAAAACCCTCTGGCGCTATAAATAAATTACGAATGGCTCGACCATGCTCAGTGTGTGGAGCCGGTACGTTTTGAAGGTTAGGGTTTCGACTAGAAAACCGACCAGTCTCAGCACCCCACTGAATGAAGTCACCATAAATCCTGCCGTTTACTAGCAAGCTCTCTTTGTCTTCAACCTTAGACTTGCCGTTAACAGTCTTTACAACCTCTCCACCTATGTAGGGAGTGACGTATGTGCTAAGAAGTTTATTAAGTTCAGAGTATTTAAGTAAAGCGTCAACAAGCTCGTCCTTACCTCTAAACTCCTCTAAAGCCTCAGCTGATACAGAGTAGTCCTTGTAAGTTAAGGACTGCTCACCCTGTGCAATGATTTTCTTTTCTCCACGACCGGTTAATACCTGAGTACGAAGACCGCGGCACCCTTCTTCTTTAGGGCCGTACAAAATCCACTGCTTATCACCGTTAGAGTTCATATTAAATATACCGCCAATAGAATAAATCTCAGCTTTTGCCGCCTCAACCTCTTCAGTAAGCTTGTCGTACAGAATCTTTAATTGATTGGTGTCAATTGGCGCCCCAGTTAATTTCATTTTACAAAGTACATAAAGTACATCCATCTCAAGTGCCATAACTTTTTCTACGTTTGCGGCAACAATTTTAGGGGCCAGTACTTTCCAAAGTAGAAATGTGTATTTAGCATCAAGAAATGCGTATTTTGCTACGTCATTAAAACCGTAGATCTCCACCATATGTCCAATGCCTTTTTTCATTGAATAGCCTAGTTCTCTTAGTAAACAATCATCTAGACCCAACTTGTTCTTGTTCTTATTGTCATACAAAAAAGACCCCATCAAGGTGTCAAAATAAGGGCCAGAAGGAATATTACCTTCGTAGTACTTTGCTACAGAGCTTAAATCAAAAGCTAAGTTGTGGCCTACAGTTAAAATATTGTTGTTAAAAAATAAAGGTTTTAATGCCTCAAAGACCTCTGCTGGGAATAGCTGCGTAGGAGCCGGTCCGAAAGATCTAAGAGATTTTTTGCGATCAACAGAGTAATCACTTTCGCGTAATGAAAGACCTTCAAGTATGCGTTTTTCTCCTTGAGGTGTAAGCGGGAAAACTTCTGACTCAAACTCACCATGTGGGTGGCCAATCGGAATAACATCCCCGCGACCGTGTGTAGCAAAGCTAAGCCAAAGTACTTCGTTAACAGCTGGAATACCACGTTTATCTCCTACAGTTTCGACGTCATAAGCAAACGCGTCTTGAGTGAGATAGTAAGCAACCATCGCATCAAGGTCTGCCTTAGTTGTAATTATATGATCCATTTTATACCCCTTAAAAGGATGGGGCTAATGCCGTTAAGCACTAGCCCCACCTGCAATGAACTAACTTAGAGAAGGCTATCGGCTACGGCTTCTAGTTCTTCCCACGTTGAGGACTTAATAGCTGAAGCTTCGTAAGGAACTAGTGCTTCAAGTGCTGCCTCATGTGCAGTTACGTCAATGCCCCAATCTTCTAAAAGATCACGAGCCTTAACTGGATTAAGGAGGTAAGCGGTGCTTTGCATTTTGCCGGTACGGCTTATTGCCCAATAGTTCTTTGTTAAAGGACCGGTAGGTGAGAAGTGTGCGGCGTGCAGTGTCTTGTAAAGACGTGGACTTGCAATAAGCATCTGTCGTTCTACGCCACTAGCGGTCAGAATAGCAAGGCTAAAAGCCTTCTTATCTTCAGGCTTGCTTCCAAGCTTTACGCATAGCGGATCGTTGGCCCCTAGTGAAATGTAAGAGCGCTTGCCAGTGGTTTTCTGTGACAAGAAGTGTTGCTTGTATACAGCGAAGGGTCCGTTTGGATCAAGGAACTTAACGATTTGATACTCACCGTCAGTAAACTTGAACTCAGTTGGATAATCACCTGCGGGTACTGCTGATTTTTCAGCGGCATCCCAACCTGATTGAACTGTTGAGATAGTTGCTTTTTGAACTGGTCTTGCATTGATATCTGAGTCTGTTTTTGCAAACTCATCTGCCGTTGGGAGGTAATCCTCTGTTCGGTTTATTGCCATATGTTTTTCATCCTTTTATGTTAGTTGTCAGTGTTTTCATTTGCTCGGGTTTGACTCCAAGCCTCGGCTATATCTAAAGATACCTGCCGGTGTAATGGCCATTCTATGCGCTTTGTGTGCAATAGTCCAGCCTTATCTAGTATCTCTACTAGCTTTTCCACCATGGCTCTTGAATACAACCTTCTCCCGGCGTGGTCTTTTCCATTTATATCCTTCTTCATTGGAAGTCGGTATGGAGATGCTGGTATGTAACCCTGTTTGATCCAAGCACGTATTGAAACAACTGGGCGACCTACAGCAGCAGCTAAAGCGCCAATAGTAAACATTTCAAGGTCTCTGCCGTTGGGTAATGTTTTAGTAACAGGGTTAGCATCCCAGGATGTATCTAACTTTGTTTCTAAGGGTTTAGCTACTATTGGTTTTCTTTTGCGTTTACTGTTTGGATAATAACTATCCAAGTCAGCAAAAGTAGATTCAATTAAATCATCAGTCATTTGATGCTTTAACCAAAAATGCGTAAGAAATTTTAGATGGGAACATCCGATCAATGTCGGCTTCTGAAAGTTCATCTGTGTAAACACAAGACATAATTGCGTCTTCTTGAAGAACAGGAATCATTTTTACGCACTTGTCGTAAATGCCACGTTCTTTAAGTAGAGCTTCTGCAATATCCATATCAAGAGTTTTTGATACGCGACGTTGTTGTGTAAGGGTTACTTCACCTGTAATTTCGTCATCAACTTTAAGTGTGACGTGTCCGCGATCATCGGTTTCACCGGCGGATTCAACTGTAGATTTAAGACGAGACTTTAATTCGTCTTGTCGTTTTGTTAATACTTCAACTTCTTTTTTAAGTGAAAGATACTGACGTAGATTAGATTTTATATCGAGTAGACTCATGCTTTTCCTTTGTTTAGCTTAGAGCACTTGTGCCCTGTAGCGACGTAAGGAAAACTTATACCTGCCCACTGACAGGTGTCAAGTTACTGGTCAGTACGACCTTTTGAGTAAGCCTCTAGCGCCTCAATAATGACTGAGGTAACGGTTACACCCTCTTTGGCTGCCTTGTACTGTACGGCCTTCCAGAGGTCGTCAGGGACACGTATGGTACGCGTCGGGGTCTTAGGTGCGTTAGGCATCCATCAATTGTACAGGGCAATACGGCTAAACAGTAGCCATATACAGGAACTCTTTAAGGCTTCCTACGTTCATAGGTATTCCACCTTGGTCATCAATACCCTCGCCGTCGACTACCGCGCTCGCCAAAGCGTTCTTCTGCTGTAGAGCCTCGTACTGGCGCTCCTCAATAGATCCGGCAATAATTAGATCTTGAATAACAATTGAGGGCCATGTAGATGAAGCTCTCATAATACGACCATTGCGTTGAACAGCTCCACCCGAGGTCCATGGTAAGTCGTAGTTAACTAGCAAATTAGCTGCCGGTAGGTCTACACCATAACCCCCAGCGTCTGAGCTAATCAAAACACGAACTGCTGGATCTGTGTTAAAAGCAATTTTATTATTTTCTTTACTCTTGGCATCTAACTTGCCTGAGTATTTTCTACATTGATCTGGGCCAAGACCGTTAGCAATCATGTCTAACATATCTACATAGGTAGCAAATATAACTACCTTGTTAGCTGTGTTGAGGTCTAAAAAATCTTTAACATAACTAATTAAATATTCAAGCTTTGGGGAGTCGTCAATGCCGTCAAGTAAACCTGACTTTACTAACTCTGAGGCGTAAGCAGAACCACCCTTAGTTCCAAAGGTGGGGGTCATTTTACTAAACATAACAACAGTTCCGTCGTCGTCTTCGTCTTCCCAAAGAACGGTTTTATCAATTGAATTATATTTTCTAGCGCTGGCGCGTAGTAAGTTTGGATGGGAACACAGCATTTTTAAACAGCCCATTTTAGACATAATTCGACCTCGAATCTCGTCTTCCGGCCCCCCACCTTTTTTCTCGTATCCGTAATGGGATATTAAATTAAAAGATGCACCAAACAAATTCTGGGCCTCATCTAAATCTTTAATTAGATCTTCTTTAATAACGTCATAAAGCTTTACGTTTTTACGGTCAAATACAATACGGACAGGCTCTTTATGTATAGCGTCTGGAAGGTAGGGAGCTACATCTTCATCTTTCTGGGTCTTACGCACACAAGCTTCTTGTAGCTTTTCGTGTAGCGTAGACAAGTTTCTGTAACGCTGAACCCCACCCCAGTTATTACGAACAATAAAAGCGGAGTCAAAGATGTCAAAGCGCCCTAAAACTTGTGCATCTACAAACTGCATAATGCTAAATAACTCTTCTGGTTTACCGTTTTCAATAGGTGTTCCGGTAAGAGCGTATCGATATGGTGAACTAATTAAACGTTTGACTGCCTTTGATCGTTTAGATCTAAAGGACTTGATGGCTGTGGCTTCGTCGAGGACAACAAATCCTCTTGGTAAATTCTTGATGGAATCCCAGTCGTTAACAATTTGCTCGTAGTTAAGAATAATGTAATCAACCCCGGAGCTTCGCCAGTCCATGGCCTCAGCATATTGCTCTGCTCTTTTCTTCGGCGTTCCATCAATGACCAAAGCCTTAGAAGTTCCATCGGTAAATTTCTCAATCTGATTAGCCCACTGATATTTCAATGAGGATAGGCAGATTATAAGCCCTGGTTCTTTAACTTTGTTCTCATCCATCAAACGTTCTATAGCAGCAATGGTAAGAACGGTTTTACCCAAGCCAAGATCGTATGCCACTAGAACCCTATGACGATCGACCATACGGTCTACGGCTTCAGGTTGGTAGGGGAGTAGTGTTCCTTTAAAGGTCAACTTTAATCTTCTTCTTTAAATCTTCAATCGTGCCGTTATTAACAATAGTCTCATCAAAGATCCAAGCGTCTAACGCTGTTTCAGAGATGTGGTCGTTAACCGCGTCCACACCCGGGCGCTCAATACGCCAAAGCTGTCCGCCCTGTGAAGAAATAGCTGACGCTTCATTAGGAAATCTAACGTCGGTAATAACATAGCGGCCTTCGTGTGGGTCTTTAATTTGTGACAAAGTCATAGCTACCCATAGATACTCGTCAATACCTTGTCTGCCAGCTTCGCCGGTAGTTTGTAGTAAACGACGAACTTCTGGGTCTTGTTTAACAATATCCCAACCATACTCATTTACCATTCCTTGAATCTCAATTGAATTAATTTTAGGATTAATGTCGTAAACAAGAGCTTTAATTGGATCAGCAAAAGCAAGTGCAATAAATCCATGATGGTCTACCAAAATGTCTGCCACAGTGTTCTTACCTGATTGGGCGTAGCCCGAAAGTCCAATAATCATACTTTTCCTCTCACCATGTGTTTAGCGTTTTCTAATCCAAACTCTATCTCAACCTTGCTCATAGCGCCAATGTCTTTCATATCGGTCTGTGAGTAGTTAAAAAACAACGCCTCTTTCCACGTCTCTCTGCACATATCAAGAAGACTTTTAGATGAAGACTGACCGGCGCTATCGTTATCTAAAGCAAAAATTAAACGGTCCGCACCCCGCAATAAATTAAACTGAGCGGAGGAGACAAGTGCCCCGTATGTAGAGACGCCACCGGTTATACCTACAGAAGCCAACCTCACCACATCTAATGGAGATTCCACAACGACCATAGTCCCTGTTACATACTCTCGATATCCAAATAAAGATAAGCTCTTCTTTACTTTGGCTGGCTGATTATTAAAGTACCTGCGGTCATAGCCTTTTTCCTGCCACCCCATAAGCTTGTGGGTAATAGGATCTCTAATAGGCATAATCCAATTCTTTTTTCTTTCGTCCCACATAAGCTCGTAGGCACGCGCCGCGTCAATAGTTAAACCCCTAGACGCTAAAGCTTCTTGAGGCGGATCTACAAAAGCATGAAGCATAGACTCAGTAACATATGAAACGTCTTCTAATTTAGATTTGCGCTCTTCGGTAACCCTAGTAAACCTAGACATTAGATTCTCGCTGGAGTCAAACCAATCTTTAGCTTTATCAAACTCAATCTGTTCAACGTAACTTATAAGACTGTAGATCCCGCCCTTAAACCCACAAGAAAAACAAATATGTTGACCGGTGTCTGAGTTAATCCACCATGAAGGGTTTCGGTCTTCCTTACCTGTTCTCTCTTTATGTGCAGGGCAGAACCCTTGAATCTCGTCCCCGCGTGTATTAGTGAACTCAATTCTAAGACGGGATAAGGTGCTCTCCATCTCCTCAACGGTCATAGATCCTCTACACCCAACTCTCTAAATAAACCGTTATTCCAATCCCACACAAGTGAGACCTCAGATAACCCGGCGTTACGAGCCGCAACAACACGGAGTAATCGCGTGTCATCTACTAACTCATCTTCTCTTTGTAGACCAAAAATTACGTCAGCATCTTGATGGAAAGATGATGAGTATCCAATAGCATCGGCGGTAACCTGACCTTTTTTCATCTTCCAAGCTAAAACCTGGGTTGAGATTACAATGGGCTTGTTAATCTTTTGAGCTAGACGTTTAAGTGATCGAGTTATATTAGTCAAAGCTTGTGGGGTATTAGACTCACCAGTCTGCTCATCAATCATCAAATAAGTACCGTCAATAAATACAATATCTGGGTTCTTGTTTTGAATCTTGCTGGCCACGCCGCTAACAGTTTGACCACCAGAGGAATCAATAAACCAAAACTTGTCCCTCATGTTTTCAATG